CTTTTGAAAAGATTTTATCTCTATGCGACCTTTACGGTTTTAATCAAAAAAGAATTTGTTCAATGTTGGATACAGATCCTGGAGTTATTAAGCGCCGCTTGCGTCAAAAGGAATTTAATACTTTTGAATTATTTGCAAAGACTTACAACTCAAGTTGGAAAAATGAAGGACAAGACAACAGAGGTAGTAAAAATCCTCGCTATGATACCTCGTTATCATATCAAAAGATTTGCGAGGCATATGAAAAGAATATGTCTTCAAACGAGCTTGCATCAAAACTTGATGTATCTTATATGAAAATTGTAAATAGAATTAAGGGAGAAGGATTTAACAACTTTACAGAGTTTAGAAATAATTATACAAATCACAAAGTAGCCAAAATTGAATATTATGGACATATTGATTTATATGACTTAACAGTAGATAAGTTTAAAAACTTTGCTACAGATTCTGTTATTTCTCATAACACGCCAGAGATTGCCTCTGCTATGGATATTTATGCAGACGAGATTACAACTTCAACAAACCTAACACCGCTCCTGGCGATTGATTGTTACAACCAAGAGATTAAAGATATTTTAAACGCACTGTATCACAATGTTCTTAATATCGATCATAATCTTTTTGGATGGGCAAGAACAATGTGTAAATATGGCGACTTCTTTTTATATTTAGACATTGATGATACTCAGGGTATTCAAAGTGCCATCGGTCTTCCACCTGTCGAGGTTGAAAGAATGGAAGGTGAAGATCCTACCAATGCAAACTATATCCAATACCAATGGAACTCAGGTGGATTAACTTTTGAGAATTGGCAAGTTGCTCACTTTAGAGTCCTTGGCAATGATCGATATGCCCCTTATGGAACCTCTGTACTCGAACCAGCACGAAGAATTTGGAGACAGTTAACACTTCTCGAAGATGCTATGATGGCATATCGTATTGTTCGCTCACCAGAGCGTCGAGTATTCTATTTTGATGTGGGTACTATTGCTCCACAAGATGTTGAGCAGTTCATGGAGAAAGCAAAGACTCAACTGAAACGAAATCAAGTTGTCGATCCAAATACTGGACGAGTAGACCTTAGATATAATCCTATGAGTATTGACGAAGATTATTTTATCCCTGTTCGTGGAACAGGAAGTGGAACAAAGATCGAATCACTTCCCGGTGGATCATATACCGGCGATATTGATGATGTTAAATATCTGAGAGACAAGCTATTCTCTGCACTCAAAATCCCAGCTTCCTATCTTTCAAGAGCAGAAGGCGGAGATGAAGATAAAGCAACTCTAGCACAGAAAGATATTAGATTCGCAAGAACAATTCAGAGACTTCAAAGAGCTGTTGTCTCTGAACTTGAAAAGATAGGTATTGTTCATCTTTATACTCTTGGATTTAGAAACGAAGATTTAATTAATTTTAAATTATCTCTCAACAACCCTTCAAAGATTGCAGAGCTTCAAGAACTTGAGCATTGGAAAGTTAAATTCGATGCAGCAAGCGGAGCTACGGAAAAGTTCTTTAGCCGACGATGGATTGGAAAACATTTCTTTGGTCTTTCTGATGAAGAGATTTTGCAGAATCAACGAGAGATGTTTTATGATGCGTGGCTAGATGGCGCACTTGAAGGAACTCTAGAAGGTGAGGTCGAAAGCACAATGGGAGATCTTGGATTGGGAGATGAAGACCTTGAAGGAATGGAAGATCTTGAAGACGAGACAGCAGATGAAGATGAAAGTTCTTTATTAAGCGCACCATCAAAACGCGATGACGGAACAAGATCTAGAAAGAGGGCTGGTAAAACTCAAACAACAACTGCTAAGTCTAAAGGTAAATGGTATACGTCAAAAAGACAACGCGGCGGAAGTTTAAATAAAGCGGGCGCTAGAAAAAGACGTGACCTTGCACAAGGTGGCGGACAGTCAGCAAGTTCAACAGCGAGGAATATTTTTGCTGGTGGGCAAGATATTTCAGGTTTAGCTGGTTTAGGACTAACCGAATCAATTTCCGATACTAATTATGATAGAGAAGAGCAAAAGTTGTTTGAAGTCTCAGCAGATATTGCTAGACTGATTGCAGATTTGGAGAAAAATAACGATGGCAAGTCAGAAAAAAAAGAAGAAAAGTAGAACAAAGTTAAAACACAATAAGAAACGAAATACTGCTTTTTTGTTCGAGGCGTTAGTTAAAGAATTAACTAAAGCGTCCATTGATAATAATTCTCCAAAGCGAACAGCCATATCTTCTATCCTGAAAAAACATTTTAAGAAAGGAACAACTTTAAGTAGAGAATTAAATCTCTACAGGTCTGTTAACGAAGCTATTGGCACAGATAGAATGACCGCTGAAAGAATTTTATCCGATGCCAAAAGATTCTATGCCATGATTCCTCAACAAAGTGTCTTCTCTGCACAAACAGAGTTG